AGTCTTGTATTTTCTTAGGTGATTGGCATCATAATCGTGCCAGCACTGATGTTAGTACAATGAACTATACTGTTTCAAATTTAGAATTCCTAAGTAAATCTTTTGAAAAAGTATACTTCATACTAGGCAACCATGATCTTTTCTATAAAGACAAGCGAGAAATTAACTCTCTTGAGTTTATGAGATTGTTTCCTAATGTCATTCCAATCAAAGAACCCTTTACAGAAGGCAATGTAACAATACTTCCGTGGCTGGTTGGTGACGAATGGAAAACTGTGCCTAAGATCAAGAGCCGTTATATCTTTGGTCATTTTGAATTGCCGTTGTTTTACATGAATGCAATGGTACAGATGCCAGATCACGGACAGTTACAGAGCGATCATTTCCAGAATCAAGAGTATGTGTTTAGTGGGCACTTTCATAAGCGGCAAACTAAAGGAAACATTTCTTATATTGGCAATGCATTCCCTCACAACTATGCAGATGCAGGAGACGACGATCGTGGTATGATGCTGTTAGAATGGGGCAGCAAGCCCGAGTATCGTACATGGCCAGGTCAACCAATATACAGAACTTACAAGTTAAGTCAGATTATTGACGATCCCGACGGTCTTCTAAAAGAAAAAATGCATTGTAGAGTTACAATTGACCTGCCTATTAGTTTTGAAGAAGCAAATTTTATTAGAGAAACATTTATTCCTCAATATAATCTTAGAGAACTCATGCTTATACCAGAAAAGGTAGAAGTAGAATCTAGATTAGATCCAGGAGATATCACGTTCGAAAGTGTTGATAGTATTGTTATCAGCGAAATTGCTGCTATTACTAGCGACACATATGATCAGAAATTGTTGTTGGAGATTTATAATAACCTATGATTAGGATCAAAAATCTAACTGTTAAAAACTTTATGAGCGTGGGTAATCAAACCCAGGCTATCGACTTTGACCGTGGTCAATTAACTCTTGTCTTAGGTGAAAATCTAGATCTAGGAGGTGATGACTCTGGTGCCCGCAACGGTACAGGCAAAACTACAATCATCAACGGCCTGAGTTATGCGATCTACGGTCAAGCCCTAACTAATATTAAAAAAGATAATTTAGTTAACAAAATTAACAGTAAAGGTATGCTGTGTACTGTTAGTTTTGAAAAGAATGGTATTGATTATCATATCGAACGAGGTCGTAAGCCTAACCTATTGAAGTTTAGCATCAACGGTCAGGAACAAGACTCTAATGATTTAGATGAATCCCAAGGTGACTCGAGAGAAACACAAAAAGCCATTGAGGATGTGTTTGGAATGAGTCATGAGATGTTCAAGCATCTCGTGGCGCTGAACACTTACACTGAACCTTTTCTTTCAATGAAGGCCGGTGATCAACGTGCTATTATTGAGCAGTTGTTGGGCATTACACAATTATCTGAAAAGGCAGAGGCATTAAAAGAATCAATTAGAATAACCAAAGATGCTATTGCTACAGAAAATACCAGAATTGAAACTGTTAAAGTCTCTAACGACAGAATACAACAAAGTATCGATGCACTAGAACGCAAACAAAAACTATGGGAAGATACCAAACAGAAATCTATTGAAGATCTGTTAAAGAACATCGACCGATTAGAGCAGATTGATATCGATGTTGAAATTGAGAATCAACGAATGCTTGTTGAATACAACAAGAATAAAAAAGAAGTTACTACCCTTGATTCTATGGTTGCTAAACAGGTAGCAGTAGTAGAACGAGAAAGTAAAACCCTAGACAAGTTGGTCAAAGAACTAAAGACTCTAGAAGATCACAAGTGCGATAGTTGCGGGCAAGAGATACACAACGACAAACACAAGTCGATGCTGGAAAACAAAAAGAAACAGGTATCTGAAAGCCAAACACAACTATCAGAGAATACAACAGAATTAAATCACTTAAAAGAAGCGTTGGCTCTCATTGGTCCGTTAGGTGATATACCTACAGTTGTATACGATAATCTCGAGCAGGCTCTTAACCATAGGAATACCCTTGACGGATTTAAGAAAGATCTAACTATTAAAGAAGCAGAAACTAATCCGTACAAGGAACAGATCGACGAATTAGTCAATACTGCTGTGCAAGAAATTGATTGGGATCACATCAACGAGTTGAATCGTGTCAAAGATCATCAAGATTTCTTATACAAACTGTTAACTAACAAAGACAGTTTTGTACGCAAACGTATTATTGATCAGAATCTAGCATTCTTAAATCAACGATTGACATTTTATCTTGATAAAATTGGCTTGCCGCATATTGTAGAATTCCAAAACGATCTAACAGTAACGATTACACTGCTTGGACAAGACTTAGATTTTGATAATCTAAGCCGAGGAGAACGTAATAGACTGATATTGTCATTGTCTTGGGCATTTAGAGATGTATGGGAAAACTTATATCACCCTATTAATCTGTTATTCATTGACGAACTAGTTGACTCGGGCATGGATGCCAGTGGTGTTGAATCTAGTATTGCTGTACTAAAACGTATGACCAGAGAAAGACAGAAGAATGTATTCTTAATTTCTCACAGAGACGATTTAACCAGCAGAGTAAATCATGTACTCAAGGTTATTAAGGAAAATGGTTTTACATCGTATTCTACAGATGTTGAAATTATAGAATGAGCACAGAATCTCATGATAAAATGATCGAAGCGTTCCAGGAGTATTTCAAATATCAAAAACAATTTGAGTACTCTGGAACCGATGAGGCTGGCATAAAGGCAAGATACTGGCTATCAGAAATTAGAAGAATGGCATCTATTAGGCGAGAAGAAATACAGGCAAAGAGAAAAAAGCGTAAAGTAGCAAGAAACGGCAAACCCGGAAGACCAACTAAACTAACTAGGCTCAACGAATACTAATAAACCAGAAAAGGCATGTCAGTAACACTCAGCAAAATAACTAAGTGAGTGCAATGGACGTATCAAAATCAACCCGTAGAAGAAATACCCGAAGGCTACATTGGCTTTGTTTATCTCATCACCAATACACAGACCGGACAAAAATACATAGGCAAGAAACTAGCACAGTTTAAACGCACAAAACCACCACTCAAAGGCAAAAAACTTAAAAGAAGAAGCACAGTAGAAAGCGATTGGCGCGATTACTTTGGTTCCTCTGATAGGTTAAACGCAGATGTCCAAGCACTAGGTCCGGAAAACTTCACCAGAGAAATACTTTATCTTTGCAAATCCAAGGCAGAAATGTCATATTTAGAGGCAAGAGAGCAGTTTGAACGCAGAGTTTTAGAATCTGACGACTATTATAATGGCATTATAAACGTCAGAGTAGGCGGCTCAAACATACTAAGACAGCGTCTAGAAGAACATAAAAAGGCAAAATAAAAGCGGTTTTTTGGCTTGCGCAGGCCTAATTTCGTGCGCTCTAAACCTGGACAATAGTGCTCGCAGGGACGGAATTCCACGCCGCAGTGGTACTCAGCAACTACCCTTTTGGATGATGATCGCTATCTAAGCCCTGCGATTTTGCTGTTTGAAAAAGATTGATAGGCGAAATGAGGGGAGAAAAGCCCCACGTAAACAAATGTGATAGCGTATATTTGTTTACCGCCGTTGTATAAAGACGTGGCTCGAGGTACAGGACAACCGCCTCTGTAATTGCCATAACGCTGTGTGACATGATTCGACTCGGATAATGACTTTTTCTTTGCCCGGCAACGGGCAAAGTGTGACTGAAACGATCTGGATAATCTTAAATTGCGCTTCGCGCAAAAAACTTTGCACATCTTGTAAATTTTTAAAAAAAGAAAAGTTGCGTTGAGCGTAAGCGAAAACGCAAGCGAGCAACGCTCGCTTTTAAATAAATAAGCAATAACGGAATTCCTTTAAAAAATGAAAATTACCAACATTCTCATAGAACATCAAATGGCTACTTCTAGGAAGATTTTAGCCGAATCGTGTCAAGGACTTACTGAGGCACAAACCCTTGTAGTACGTGGGATCTACAGGGAAATGCAGCCTCTTATTGAGGCAAGTCTTACTGCGCAACAAATACAAAGCATCTTTGGCGAAGTAGAAAAGGCTGCTGCTGCTTCGGGTAACAACAGAACTATGCTGGGCAAAGGCGTAGATGTTGCTAAAAAAGCCGACGAAGTTATTAATAATATTGGTAAGTGGCTACAGAATACTACTCCAGTAGCAGCATTTGATCAGAAATTTGAAGATCTAAAGAATGCTATCAACAAGAAATTCCCAGATTCAAAGATCCTAGATGCCATTTCAGAGATGGGCATGTGGGCAGAGCGCAATCCTGGCAAGACCGCAGCCATAGTTGGTGTACTGACTGCTATTGCTGGATTGGCTGCAGGTCCTGTAGGAGGTGCTATTGCAGGTCAGATACTTAGAGGTTCAGTGGAATTACTCAAAGGTGAGAAACTGTCCACTGCTATTGGCAAAGGTGTCAAGACCGCTGCCTACGGTTTCATTGCAGGAAAAACATTTGAGTTAATCGGCGATGCACTCAAAGGCGGATTAGATGTAGTCAAAGATGCTATGTTCCCAGGTGCTCGACTTATCAACATGCAGAATATATTTGATGAAGTAGGCGGAGAGATGGGCAGTAGGTTTGCTAATTTTGAAGTCAAGGGGCTAGTAGTTAAACCTGAAGATGTCAGTACCGTACAGACGCTGTTCAAAGATGCTGCATCATCATGGAAAGCCGGTGACTATAATCAAAGTGCGCTGAATTGGAATGCTCTACAAGATTTCATAGACAACACAGCCAACAGTGCAGAATATATCGCAGCCATTGCTGCTGACAAAGAAAAGCGTGACATGATCGCTCAGGCCGCTACAGGTGCTAAAGAAGTATTCAAGTTTCTAGGTGCTGCTGCACAAGGTGCTGTAGCAGGTGCAGGAGTCAAAGGCAGTCTACAACGAGGTAAAACTCCCAGTGCTGAAAGTCGTAGGATCGCTGGTAAGAAACTCAGCGAAGGCCAAGTCTATCTAGTATTCAAAAATCTGCAGAGACTAGACGAAGGTCCTATGGACTTGGTCAAGAAGGCTGGCGCTAAATTATCACAGATGGGCACCAATTTAGCCAACAAGGTTACCGCAGACAAACTAAATTCTGCTTGGCAAAAAGCAGGTGCCCCAACAGATTCAAATCAGTTGGCAGATTTCCTTGGCAAACAGGGCGTAGATGCTGGAGTTATCGATCAAGTCTACAAGGGTATGCAACTGCCTGCACCTGGACAACAAGAACCTACTTTGGCTGAGCCTGCTATGGATTTTGAACAGGTTAAAAAATTAGTATTAGCATTGCCCACTGATCGTAAAGTGAGACTGCTGACACATCTACAAGGTGGCAAGAAACAGATTGCCAAATCACCTACACAGTCAGAAATTGATGCTGACCGTGAACGTATTATGGGACCAACATCAGACAGCATTATTAGACGTGCTCCGTCATTGGCTGAAAGGAAAACAAAATGAAAATTAATGAAATACTAGTTGAAAGTCACAGCCTCGAAGAAGGTCCAATATTAAACAAAATTGGCACAGCCATTGGCAAGGGCGTAGGTGCTACTGCCAAAGGTGTGGGCGCAGTGGCAGGTGGAATTGCTGGTCTAGGCAAAGCATTTAAGAAAGGTTATCAAGCAGGCAAAGGCACAGTGGCCGGCGCTGGTGATGACGATGAACCCGGTACAGCACCAGATGCTACGTCTAGCACAGGTACAGGATCTAATACAGGAACTGACAGCGGATCAACTGCTGCACCTACAACTACATCTGCTCCTGCAGCCAAACAACCCGCAACTTCAGCAGCAGGTGCTACAACGGCACCAGCGGCTAAAGCACCAGCAGCCAAAGCAGCACCTGCTGCGCCTGCTGCTAAACCAGCGGCTAGAATTGAACCTACACTAGAGCCAGAAAATCCTGCACCAGCACCTGCTGCCAAAGACACTGCCTATGCTCAAGCACAAACAGCCGTGGGCAAACTTCAACCAACTGAAAAACAACAGATTGTTACTATGTTGCAGAACGATCCTAAAGTACAGGCAGCACAGAAAGCCGCTGCTGACAAAGCCGCTGCTAAGAAAGCGCCTATGGCTAAACCTGCGGCCGCTCCTGCTGCACCTGCTGCCGCAGCACCAAAGACTCCTAAACCAACTCCAACAACAAAAACTGTAAATGTTAAACAGAAACAGTTAACACCAGCAGGCTTTGGTCAAATGGTACAGGGACTTTCGAAAGGTTCTTAAAAGAAAGGTAAACCAGATTTTTTAGTAGTTTCGAGATTGTCTTTGATAATCTCGCTTACTATTTCTCTCTCATCTGGTGTAAGGTGAAGTGCTTCTTGATAACTCATGCCGCGCATGTACCAACAGATCTTGAGAAGATCAGTCTTTAACATCTTGGCCTCTTTGTCCAGTTGCTGGACGTACTGTAAGATCTCTGGCCTAGATAAACTTAAGATCTTACCGCGAAAAAATTTGATTGATCAATATTGAGTGTGATCTTGTAAGGATTTTTACAAGATCCACATTCAACGTCCTGTGCTTTAAGATCAATATCAGCCTTCATTTTTTCAACGTGTTCAACAATTTGATTAAAAATTTCTTTTGGAGCATTGTTGATAAACTCTTGGATCATATCTTGGTCTGTGACTTCGGCCTGAGGAGTTTTAACAGAACTAATGCAGCCTGCTACAATGTCAACAGTCATTTCGGTTAACTTAACAAAACTTTCTCCAAATCGATCTAATTTTTCTTGATCTGATAATTTTTCATCATTGATAACAGCAAAAATTTTCTGTTGCTCTAATGCTTTAATACTCTGACCAGTAACTTCTTTATAGTTATAAGGTCTTAGAGTAATTTCTAAATCGTCAATGATAACATTAGCATTATACTGAAAATTTTGAACCTGTTCAATGTAGTTGATAAGATTTAGTGTATATGTGTTTTCTTCTTGGCAAGCAGGACAATTACTTTGGAAATCCATATCTTCACCGTAGGTAGCGATACGAATAGCAATAAGCACAGCATCAATATCCATGCTAGGCATAGCCCATGGATTTTTAATAGAAGGAAAACAACTTTTAACTAATTCAACTGTGGCCTGACCGTTCATAAGAGCATCAGGAGTTTTAAAAATTAATTCGTCTTTGGCAGTCATTGAATAAACAGGATATTCGCCATTGGCCGATACATCTAATGCACCGGGAGGATAAAACTGTCCTCCACTGGGTAATTTTACATAGATTTTTGGCTGTCTAAAGTATGCTGACAGCGGATTAAACTGTTGTTGTTTTTGATTTCCTACCATTTTCGTACCCCGATAAATAAGTTATAGCAAAGTATTTATGTACGCACTTATCTTGGATTTTAACTCATGGCAGATGTAACTGGCGACCTTGGCGGTCAACCGATTCAATTAAACAACGCAGCCACAGAAGCGACCCTAAAACAATTAGTTGCGGCCGTTACTCTTATGGCTGCTCGATCTGGCAAAGATGTTAAAAGCCAAAAACAACTTGAATCTGAACTTAATAAATTTGTCAAACAGTTAGACAAAGCAGAAAAGGCTTTAGAAACCACTGAAAAGACCACAGACAACTTATCAGCAACACAAAAAAAAGCAGCACAAGATCAGGTCAAACGTGAAAAAGCACTTGAGCAGTCTTATGATCGGGCCATTAAAAATCAAGAAGCGGTTGTAAAAAAATATCAAGAGCAAGGTGCGGAATTAGCCAAAGCCAAAAGTGCAGTAACTGGACTGGCCAACGGTATCAATACTCTAGGTAATTCTCTATTCAGTCTTGCTAGTTCATTTGCCAATGCTGGTAACAATCTAGAAGCAGGCGGTGCAGCATTTGAAACACTGCCGATATTTGGGGGAATGATCGCCAACGCCTTCAGAGCAGTAGTTGGTGCTGCCGAGAAGATGTACAAAAACTTCAACGAGATGGGCGGAGTAGGCGCAAACTTTGGCGGATCAATGTCGAGGATGATGGGCACCTTAAGCGGTACTGGTTTATCATTAGAGTCTTTCACAGCCATTGTTGGAAAGAATGCAGAATCACTTAGATTGTTAGGAAATAATACCGCTGAGGGTGCTCAAAGATTTGCAAGACTTTCAAAAAACTTAAAAGATGTAGGAGGAGATGCCTTATCGAGATTAGGTTATTCCACTGAACAGATGAATGAAGGTATGGCAGTACACATGCAACAATTGGCCAGTACCGGTCAATTACAAAAAATGAATGATGCTCAGATTGCTGCCAGTACTAAAGATTATTTGATACAATTAGACGGTGTTGCTAAATTTACCGGTAAAAATAAAGAAGCACTCATGGCAGAACAAAAAGCCAGACAAGAAGACGCTCAATTTAGATTTTTACAAGCAAGAATGGATGCAAAATCTGGAGAACGGCTTGAGAATACAATGAAATTGTTTGGCCCTGCTTCGCAAAAAGCCATACAAGGTATTTTAGCCACTGGTACAGCATCTAACGATCAAGCAAAAACATTAGCCATCACTAGTCCAAGAACATTTCAGGCATTGCAACAATTAAGTGCTAAAATTCGTGCAGGCGGTACTGCCACACAAGCAGAATTAGATAACGTTCAATCTTTATATCAACAAGAAGGCAAAGCCATTAAAAATAACGCTACCGCTATATCTCTTGGAACCTTCCAAACAGAAAAGCACGGCCAAATGCTGGTAGAGCAGATGAAGATGGGAGAAAAACAAGGAACTGCTGCTGAGGCTAGAACACAGGCAGAAAAAGATGCAGCAAAGGTGCAAGAACAACAAGCAGCACAGATTAAAAATGCCAAAGATAGAATGGCGGAACTCAGCAACAAATTTCTAGAGATATTAGGCAGCGGACAGATGTTTGGTGCTATGATGAATGCTTTAGAGAAATTGCTTAAAGTGTTAGTTCCAATAATGGAAAAAGCATTTATATTCATTGCTAATAACATTACAACTATTGGGTATGCACTAGCAGGGCTTGGTGTTGCTATTGGTGTGCTTACCGCATTAATTATGGCTAATGCTGCTAAACAGGCAGCAGCAGGTCTAGGCCTAGACAAATTAATAAAAGGTCGAGATGCACTCAAAGATCCACTCAAAGGAGCAGGTGATTTTGTAGGACCTCCAAAACCTAAGACATTGCCGTCACCTGCTGCCGGTAAAGCAGGGATGTTATCAAAAGCCATGGGACCGCTTAGTGGCATGTTTGAAAAAATGGGCGGCATGGTAGGAAGGCTGATGGGACCGCTTAGTGGTATGTTCTCTAGTTTCAGCAGTCTTGGAGGTATGCTATTACGATTTGCAGGACCTATTGGTTTAGTCATTGGTTCATTCCAACTAGTCAGCGGAGTATTGGAAGAGTTTGGCTATGACTTTGGCGATGTAGCAGACTGGCTAGGAGAAAAAATAACCGAGGTTGGAAATTATATCAGCGGACTATATGATGAATATCTCAAACCAGTGTTTACGTTCATCGGTGATTTATTCAAAAAAGCAATTCAGGGCATAGTCTACAGTATCACACACTTTAGGCTTGGTTTGTTGCATACCCAAGATAAATTGATCAAGGTAGGAGAGTTTTTACAAGACAAAGTCATGGATCCATTTGGAGATCTAATACACTGGCTAGGCGATAATTTTGGCAGCATGTTGGATAAAATTCTAAACACACTAGGACCTACATTTGGCGGCATTAGCGACGAAGAACTGGCAAGACGAAATCAAATAAGAGATTTGGCCAAAGAAGAAAGAAAACAGCAGCGAGATAGCAGAACTAATCAAAGAAAACTTGACGAAGAAAATCGCAAAACTAGAATGCGCGATGAAGAAGATGCTATTAAAAAATCAGAAGCAGAACGAGAAGCAAGAAAAGAAGCCAAGGCTAGAGCAAAAGAAGACAAAAATGCAGCAGCAGCAACATCAGCAAAAACGCAAGCAGAAGCAGATGCTAAGAAAGCAGCAGAAGCAGCGGCTAAACCTGATGCATATGACGATCCAAATAAATTAGCCAGACAATTTGCCGAGCAACAGGCCGGTAAGAGACCAACCATGGGTGGAGGAACTACAACACCTTCGACTGTGCCTGCGGCTCCTCCGGGTTCAGCACCTTCTGGAATGCCGCCACCTGGACCCCCACCTAGTCAAGCGGTGCAACAGAATATGGCCATGGTAGAGGATGCTCTTAAGAAACAGGGTATAACCGATCCAAAATATATTGCAGCCGTAAAAGCAAACATAATGAAAGAAACAGGCGGTAAGTCTATTTCTGAAAACATGAATTATGGTGGAACATCAAATCAACGAATTCGAGACATTTTTGGATCTAGAGCCGCAGGAAAGTCAGATGCAGAATTAGATTCGATCAAGAAAGACCCATCTAAGATGGGAGAAATGATGTACGGCAGTGGAACCAAACTAGGTCAACAAATGGGTAATACAGAACCTGGAGATGGATTCAAATATAGAGGACGTGGTTTTATCCAACTTACTGGCAAAAACAATTATGCCGCTGCATCAAAAGCAATTTATGGTGACGATAGACTAGTTAAGAATCCTGATCTAGTCAACGATCCTAATGTTGCATCACAAGTGTCTGCTTGGTACATGAAAAAAGGCCAATCGTCAATGGCTGGCAAGTTAGGAATCAATACTTCAAATATGTCGCAAGCAGATGCTAACTTACTAGCAACTAGCCAAATTGCAGGCGGCGATATTAGAAATAAAGGCAAGATTGGTGCAGAAATTCTAGGAAAAGTTAATGCCTACAGCGGACAGTTTGGCGGAGGCAGCACGGCGGCCCCAAGCACTGCTGCCGCACAACAAACAGTTACACCTGCTCCTGCCCCAACAACTAGCCCGCAAGGAACTTCACAACCGGCACCGTCTTCAAAGCCAATGAATTCTGGCAAGGCTCAAGAATCAGCAGAATCATTACTTGCACAGTTAAATAGTAAAATGGATCAACTTCTGGCAGTTAATGCTAGATTAGCAGACTCGAATGATAAGCAACTCAGAGTTCAACGATCTATTTCTCAAGGTAGTTTGGTTGCTTAAATGGATAAAATATGAGTTGGAAAAAGTATTTCACTCCTGTTAATGTTGCGAACGTAAGCGTACCATCTACCAACACGGCAGGAAGATCAAGACCTGGACCTTATAGGATGAACTACAGTTCCTTCCTTCCAGATGTCTATGCAGGAACACCTAATCGTATCGAACGATACATGCAATACGATACTATGGATATGGACAGCGAAGTTAATGCTGCTCTAGATATCCTTGCAGAATTTTGCACACAAAAAGACAAAGAAAATTCAACTCCGTTTAGTTTAAATTTTAGAGGAAGTCCTACTGCTACCGAAGTAAAACTTCTTAAAGAAAGTCTACAAAAGTGGAGCAGACTGCAACAATTTGAAAATAGGATTTTTAGAATCTTTCGTAATACAATGAAGTATGGCGACTGTTTCTTTCTTAGAGATCCAGAAACTAAAAAACTTTTATGGGTAGACGCTGCTAAAGTATCTAAAATCATTGTTAATGAAAGCGAAGGAAAAGTTCCTGAGCAGTATATCGTTAAAGATATCAATTTTAATTTTGTTAATTTAGTTGCTACTACACCTCATCCTGTTTCTAATACTGCGCCAAGCGGCACAGGCAGTTACACTTCGGGTGGCGGATTTGGAAGAGGATTCGTCGGTAGTGCAGCACAACCCCCTGGTACAAGATTTCAAAACGCACAGAACGAAGTTGCTATTGACGCCAAACATGTAGTACACATTAGTTTAAGTGAAGGAATTGATTTAAACTATCCTTTTGGAAATTCAATACTAGAATCAGTATTCAAAGTCTACAAGCAGAAAGAATTGCTTGAAGATGCTATTATTATCTATCGTATACAACGTGCTCCAGAAAGACGTATTTTCTATGTGGACGTTGGAAATATGCCGGCACACATGGCCATGAGTTTTGTTGAACGTGTTAAAAACGAAATTCAGCAAAGACGTATTCCATCTAATTCAGGTGGCGGTCAAAACATGATCGATGCCAGTTACAATCCTCTAAGCGTCAACGAAGATTATTTTTTCCCGCAGACAGCAGAAGGTCGCGGATCTAAAGTTGAAACATTACCTGGTGGCACTAACCTAGGTGAAATCACAGACCTACGTTATTTCACTAACAAGTTGTTCCGTGCTCTACGTATTCCTTCAGCATACTTACCTACAGCAATTGACGAAGCGCCTAATACTCTAGGTGACGGTAAAGTAGGTACTGCATATATTCAAGAACTTAGATTTAATGAATACTGCAAACGTTTGCAGAGTAATATTGTAGAAACATTCGATACAGAATTTAAAATTTGGTTAATGGGCAGCGGAATTAACATTGATTCTAGCCTGTTTGATTTAAAATTTACTTCTCCACAAAACTTTGCTGCATACAGACAAGCAGAACTAGACACTACTAGAGTGGCAACATTTGCACAGGTTATGCAGGTTCCTCATCTCAGCAAACGTTTTGCTATGCAGAGATTCTTGGGAATGTCCGAAGAAGAAATCAAAGAAAATGAACGGTTATGGCGTGAAGAAAATGGTTCTAAACTACAGCCTGTTGGCGATGCAGCCGCACAGTTAAGAGGTGTTGGTGTAACTCCTGGTGCAGTAGCAGGAGAAGCAGACGATCAAACAGCAGAAGCACCCATGGATATGGCAGCGGCCGCTGGAGAAACCGGTGGAGCAGAGGCTGCACCTGCGACTCCTGCACAATAAATACATTATGCTTCTCAACGAATTTTTCTATTATAAAGATAACACTGATAGTCTTGGACTTGATCGTAGATACGATAACTCCAAGGATAGTTCCGTTTTGGAAAGATCTGATACTAGGAAGTTAAGATTAACACTAGGTCAGATAAATCAACTTCGTATGCAAAGCGAGGCACACGAGTTTGAAGAAGAGTCGGAACTAGAATTTATCAAACAAATGTACGCGACTCCAGTTGAAGCAACAGAATCCTAACCTTGAACCAGCATTTGTACTCGGAAATGGTATTAGTAGACTTAGATTAAATCATCTTAATCTACTACCACAAGGAACAGTCTACGGCTGTAACGCAATTTACCGAGAATTTGAACCCGATTTTTTAATAGCAGTTGACGTTAAAATGGTCAACGAAATCATCGCTTCTGGTTATCATAGAACGCATCAAGTATGGACTAATCCTAATAAAGGCGTTAGTTCTAAGCATAATATTAACTTTTTCAACCCGCATAAAGGATGGAGTTCTGGTCCTACAGCACTTAATTTGGCTGTAGAACGAGGACATAAAGACGTCTATATTTTTGGATTTGACTATCAAGGCATGCAGGGAAAGTTTAATAATGTATATGCGGATACATACAATTATAAAAAGAGTTCAGACGTAGCCACATATTTTGGTAATTGGCTAAGTCAAACAGAAAGAATTATTAGAGAATGGACTAAAGTAAACTTTTACAGGGTAATAGAAGATGATAATTTTATACCCGATCGATTAGAAGGGATGCGTAACTTACAGCACATAACCTACACGCAATTCGGAGATCTGTTCCAGGGCTGTATTTACGAACAGACAATCAATCAAAAAAGTACCATTTAACGCCCCTTTTTTAATCTTTTTGTAAATAACATACAGCCCAATTCACTTGAGGAGAAAAGACATGGCCGATAAAAAAATTGAGCAGATGCTCGAACATTTGGTAAACGATGATGTTACCAAAGCAGAAGAATTATTCCACGAGTATGTAGTTGCAAAATCTCGTGAGATCTACGAAAGTTTAATTGATTCAGAAATCGACGAAGCAGCAGCAGAAGACGAAGAGGAAGAAGACCTCGACGAAGCAGCAGCAGAAGATTCTGAAGATGAAGAAGATTTAGATGAGTCGTCTGATTCAGAAGACGATGAAGAAATGGATGAGAACTTTGACGAAGTTGCAATTGAAGGCGACGACGAAATGCCTGCAATGGGCGGAGATCCAACTGACGATCTAGAAGGCGATGTTGATGCCGAAATGGATGACGAAGAAGGTGAAGAAAGATCCGAAGAAGAATTATTCCAAGACTTAGACGCTATTGTTGACGAACTACAATCAAAGTTCGACGAACTAAAAGGCGGCGAAGATGACATGGGCGGTATGGGCGACGAAGAGCCAAAGATGGATGCTTTTGAGCCAGAAATGGCAACAGTACGTGAATACGTAGAAAAAGTTCCAGCAGGCCACGGCGCTGAAAAGAAAGGTGCTGCTGAAAAAGCAGATAACACTAAGTCTTTAATCGACAATATGAAAAATGATATGGGCGGCACAACTGCTAACATTCTTAGCAGCAAAGAAGACGCAGCAACATTTGCTGGTCAAGGCGCTCTAAAAGGTAATGGCGTGTTGAAAGGCAAAGCACAAGACATGAACACCGGCAACATCAACGTTCCAGGCGGTAAAGCAGGTTCTGCTTTTAACAAGAAAGAGCCAGGACACGGTGCAGAAAAGAAAGGTGCTGCTGAACAAGCCGACAACAAGCAAAGTCTTTTCCGTGGTCGTAGGTAATAGGTAATGATGAAATCAACCCTTTCAGAACATTTGAGTTTTGACCAGGCTAAGATTGTTCTTGAGAGCGAAGAAGATGGCAATGGCGGTAAGTCATTGCATCTTAACGGAATTTGCATCCAAGGTGATATCCGCAATGCAAATCAACGTGTTTATTCTTCTCAGGAAATTGGCAGGGCTGTCAAGACGCTCA